TAGGTCTTGATGTACTTCCAGTACCATTAGCACCAACGCCAAACTTGAGTACATTAGTGTCCCACTCAATGAATCCGTACTCATTGTTGCTCGCGTCTGTGTAAGTATTATATATCTTATAAGACCCGCCAACTTCAGTAGTTAAATTCGATACAGAACTGTTAACAGCATAGACATTAGACCATCGCTTCGCAGCAGTTCCAAGCGGGTGAGTATTATCGACTGCTGGGTTTACTGGAGTATTAAACCAAGATTCACCAAGTTTAATAGTCGCGAGTTGAGCACCAGTGTGACCGATATTTACGCCTCCACTCGAATACAGCGAAACATAACTGCCAGTAGCTCCAGTCAGAATAAAACTCCTGTTTGCACCTGAGCCAGTTGTCTTGGGTGTGATGTTGTAGTAAGTTCCAGTAGTTTCGAATTCGAGATACTCTTGGTCAGTTGCCGATTCGTCACCTAGGTTGTAGAGCTTATATGAGCCGCCGACTTCGGATGTTAGGTTGCCTGTGAAGCTGCCATTGGTTGCAAAGACATCAGACCAACGATTGGTTGTAAGACCAAGACTGTTGGCGTTATCGAATGTTGGGAGGCAATCTACCCGATAGTTTACACCTGCTGATGTGAACTGCTGGTAGATAGCCCCTTGTGCAGTAATAGTTACTCCACCACTATTCGCTAAGCTAATCTTTGCTGTGCCACCATTGCTTTGCAAGGTTAGGTTTGAAGTGCCTATAACGCTTGCTGCGGTAACATCGCCAGTGAAGTCACCATCTACTGAAGCTATATTAGACCAACGCTTGCCATCTTCGCCTAATGCGTATGCACCATCCACGTATGGAGTTATTTTAGCGTTTGACTTAATTTCACTACCTGATATACGGAATCTTTCACCTCCAAAATCGAAGGTGGCAGAGCTATTAGTTACAGTAATACCTCTGGAAGAATTAGTTCCACCCCAGCCTGTGCCTAGGTAGATGCTCTTAATAGGAGTCCCTGAACCAGTCGCACCTGTGCGAATGCAGTATACGCCTGAATCGACGACTGTTTCAAGATATTCCGTATCTGTGTCACCTTCAGTACCGAGGTTGTATAGCTTATAACTCCCGCCGACTTCGCTGTTTAGGTTGCCAGCGAAGCTGCCATTAGTTCCGAAAATACCTAGCCACCGACCGTTGGCTCGTCCGAGTTCTAGAGTTGTGAATTGGGGATATAGGTTCTTGAAAGATAGTATGTCAGCCCCACCCCATCGGAGGCAGCTTACACCTGTTGAAGTAAGGTACCCGAAAAAGGTCGTATCTCGAAACCACACTGCTGCACTTGAAGCTCCATCTAAGCCTTCGACGTATTCAGTAGTTACAGTACCACTGAAGTTACCATCTTGAGCATACACACCAAGCCACCGGAGTGAGCTTGCGCCGATATTAGGAATCAAGCCCGATACGGGTAATAGGTCGTCCTTAAACTGAACAGAGTTAGCAGCTACAGTAAGCTTTTTAATACCACTTATGTACCACTCCATTTTTGTACTGGTAGGCACTACTTGCATATAGTGGGAAGTGTTACCTATACGTAGATTTCGGACAGCACCTGCACCTGTTCGGCTTGTGTAGATAGTGTGATTCGTACCATCATCACCAATCTCGATGAAGGATGTGTCTGCGTCGCCTTCAGTGCCAGTCGAATAGTGGCGAATAGAACCGCCGACTTCGGAAACTAGGTTGCCTGTGAAGCTGCCATCTACTGAATAAACAGCACCGAAACGTGTACCATCAATCCCGACACTACTGACTCCATCTGTTTGAGGGATGAAGGTTCTATTTGTTGCCATTATAAGGCTAGTGCTATTCCAGTAGGCTATAATATTGTTCCACATCCTAAGATAACCGGCAGTACTACCTAAGCCATTGATGTTAGACCCCGCTACCGTGCCGAATCTTGCTGCGGTTAATTCACCACTGAAGTCACCATCTATACCAAAGATATTATTCCACCGAAGTGAGTCAGAACCGAGGTTAACCGACGATGTGATGTTGGGGCGTATATTGTTGTAAGAGGTTGTCGTAGATGTTGCTATAATCATCCTAGCCGAGCCGCCTCGACGGAACAACACATCCCTGCCTCCACCAGCACCAGTCGAATCCGAGCCAACAACAAAGTAGTTGCCCGACCAACTTAAACCACCATATCGAGTGTCTGTGTCACCGTCCGTACCGAGGTCATATACGCGAGTTGAGCCGCCGACTTCTGTGTCTAGGTTGCCAAACACCGAAACACCAGATGCTGAGGTAGCTAACTTGGTAGCGGTGGAGAGATTGCCGTGTACAAGTTTGACGGAACCATGAGACTTGATACTTAGGTCACCGAACTTCGCGAACAAAGTTGAGCCATAACCAACACCAGCGATTAGAGAAATATAGTTAGAGTCTCCAGTGCTAACCTTCAATTCGGATGAGGTAATAGAGTCAGTTGTTACAGTGCCACTGAAGGTAGCATCAGCACCTGATAAGGTTTGCGTAAAGGTATTGTCACCCGTCCACGTGTTATCGGAATCTATCAGCCCATAATCACTAGGATTAAAACCTATCGCTGCTTGTGCTGCCGCTTGATCAGCAGCTTGCACTAACTCACGTCCTGTTAGGCCTGAGTCTAGTATTTGAGTTGAGACTATTGCTGTAGTTGGCATTATTTGTTTACCTTATGTTTTTTATTTATTTATGTATTGTAGACAAAGAGCAGCCTGCCTGCTATTAGACAGGCCGCGATATTTAATGTACACTAGCTAAGTCCCGCAATGTTTACATTCACGATGTCACTAGATAACATGTTGTTAAACTGTAGCTTCGTTATATTCTGGTCGTAGTTAGCGACATAGTTTCGAATACCGTTGGCGTACGAATCGTTAGACCCGTCTCCCATCAACCAAACCTGAGTGGCATAGGCTGATCCATTATTATTCAACGCGAAGTTATAGGTAAAGTAACTATGAGGCTGACGGTATGTGTTTCCGACCTTGTAGTCATTTAACCATCCGACAGGATCAGTAATCATCATTTCGATTTCAGCGTTAGTTGGCATAGCCACGTTCCTGTCAAGGGAAGTGACAACCATACTAGCAACCTTACCGTGGAAGTTGCGGTTAGAACCACGACCACCAATGGTGAAGTCACCAGCAATAGTTCTGTCCATCCTAGCACCTGTGGAACTCCATGAGCCTTGCCCGCCGAAGGTCGGGTTGGGGTTGAATATCCAACTACCACCAGAATAGAACATCACCTTAAAGCGGAAGCTACCATTCAGGTTAGTGCTTGTAGCATCACTGGCTGACATTCGCCGACCGTCATGTGCGATATAAATACCATAAGTTCCAGTACCCATATTCGCGAGAATCAGTTGCTCGTTATAGCCCGAACCTTCACGACCCCATCCGAAGTACAACGCACCGAACTGGTCTGTTCTAAGGTAGATGTTGTCGTCTCCAGTTGCAGTACCTTCACCTAAGTTCCAGATGTGCTGGTTAGAGTTGTTGCCATCAGATGAGACTACAATTGCGGTCGCCCACGGTCGAGCCTGTCCGTCGTTACTGGTGTAACCACCAGTGGTAGCTGCAGCAGTTGTCACACTCAAGCCACCCATACGAATCGCATTACCAGTGGTCGATGAGGATACTTGCTTTACGTGTTCGTTACCACCTGAGAAATCTACTGCCTTAGTCCAGCTAGTTGCGTTAGTTGATGTTACTGGTACAGACACTTCTGTAAGTCCTGTCCAATCAACCTCTGAGTAATCCCAACCAACAGTATTAATACCACCACCTGTGTTAGCAGCACTCCAATAAATCACCGGATCAATTGTTGTGATGCCGTAACCTTGATCGCCTGTCTCAACCCTTTGGCCTGAATCCCAGTTAGCATACGTATCTGTAGTTGCATTATAAGATGAAGAATCAATAACTCCCAATCTTATGTTGTTACCATCACTTGTCACCTCAATAAATGCTTGAACATTAGTTAGGTCAGTTGCATAAAACTGTGAAGTATTGGTACCATTAGCATAAGCAATCATGAATAAACCTGTTTGACCAACATCACCCTGAATCCTCATGAATCTAACACCAGCACCACCTTTGAGCCCACTTAAGTGGTCAGTTGTATTAGTCCAGTTATCATCTTTGAGTCCAATAAACACCATACTGTAGTCTGGCATTGAAGCATGCAAGTCTGTAATAAATGCAGAGTCAAATACAATACGTTGACCAGCAGCAAGTGTATCATCATTTGACAACCAACCATCACCAACACCGCCTGATGAAAGAGATACAATTGTTGTACCAGTGAAGTTAGCAGTAGGCCCTTCCGCAGTAACACCTGTAACAGAAGTGGTATAAGTTGAACCAGCAATTGTTAATGGTACATTAGCATAAGCTGTACTTGTAGCTCCATCTGTAAAGGTTATAAACTTACCAGGTGCAACATCAGTAGGGATAACGTATTGGAAGTAACTTCCTGCATATCCTGGTCCTGAACCACCACTTTGAGTTAATCCATCATTACCTGTTATTGTACTTCCATCAGCATTTACTAAATCAACTACATCATTAGTCTGCACTGTTGATCCATCTAAGAAGAACTTATAAGTTGAACCAGCGTTAAATGTTACAGTGTTGAAATCTAATACAGTAACACCTCCGTCTTGAGTAAACTTAATTGCTCCAGATTGATCTACCAAAGTAAATTCATTACCCGATAGGTTGGCAAGTACGTTAATCGTAATAGTTCCTTGGACAGAACCAAAGTCATTAGCTTTAGTTACGTTAATAACGTGTTGAACAGAGTTACCAGCACCATTTGTAATATCTTCAGCTGTACCAATAATAGCAAAGCCGTTGTCAGCATACCCCGCTGGAACGTTTGTTAGATTAAATGTATCAGTCATTCCAGCAGCCTTGTACTGAATGTTGATTGCACTGCCTTCTTGAACATTATATGTAATGTTATTGAAAGTAGGTAAGTAATTAGCGTCATCATCAGTAGTCTGAATGTTCCAAACAACGCTTTCTATTTCCCCACCATTAGGAGCAGTGTATAAACCATTCACAGGCAGTACGCTACTACTCATATGATTAGACACATCTGGCATATACCAAGTTGTATTTGTTAAATCATCTACATAAGTATGGTTGTGGCTTGTGCCGCTCCCGCCTAAGTCTATATCGACCTGATTAGCTTCAGCTTCTGTCTTAAATAAAGGATAGTGATACGTTCCATCTGGGCTTTCTATATAATAGAATGTAGCTGAAGCTCCATCCCCTATAACGCCTACTTCGGTTTCAATAAACTCTTTGTATTCGGTTAAGTCCATATTGAATGTAGCATTTAAACTGTCATTCATTGTATTAATGTTGGAACCAGCTACAACACCATTTATATAAACATTACCTAATGTACAATCTCTAAGCTGGATTTTATCACTTGATTTTTGAATAATATCTACTGAGTTAGTTTTTAAAACTGACTGTAGTTCATTTATATTATAAACATTAATCACGTTCCCGCCAACACCTTCATGTAGAGCGATTGTCTGGTTTAATGTGTCAACAACAACATCTACAGCTGGGACGTTCATTACGTGGTTGCTGAATGGCAACTCTGAGTATTTTCCTGCTAACGGAGCTTTTACAGCACTTAAACCTATGGACTGGTATGAGTTATCGCCAAGAGATAATCGAAGGTTATCTATATCTACTTCGCTCAGGTCGATTGCGTGATCTTGACCGATAAACCCAACGTCATCTACCTTGATGATGTTCTTAGGGCTATCTGATAAAGCACCAACGTCTGAAGTGATTAGGAATCCTATCTTCTCAGATGCGGAGCCTAGGCCAGTGTTGTGTACTTGTGTGTCAAGGAGCTCAGCAATGAAGCTTGCTGAAGGGCTTAATGTTACTGATGTGCCTAGTAAGTCGTATGCTTCGTTGATTTGAATAGAAGCCTTGGCATCTGCTGTTTCTCCTATACCGTTGTAATCTGAGCGATTGTTGTCGTATAAGCCGCAGTCGCGTAGAGTTGAGTTAGAAGCCCCCCAAGCGCAGAAACCAGCGTTCCAGTTGCCGTTAACTTCATTTTGTGAGAACTTGTTATTCATACCTCCGACCACTAGGAGTCCGTTGTTGGAGTTGTACCCAGAGACGTTCATACTTACGGTTATGTTCTGTGAGCCGTAGTGAGTTGAGCCAGCGGCCACGTAGATGCCTGACTCGATGTTCTGTGTAACTTGGTTGCGCGTGATGACGCCAGCTCCTCCAACTCCACAGTCCTGAACCCTAATTCCTCTAAAGTTCTTTGTGACTGTATTTCCAATGATTAGGACTTGTGTGCTTTCCTCTACTCTGATAGCTCCTCCGTTTGATACATTTGTCCCTGCATAAAAGGCCTGTAAAGCTGCGCTGGAAGAATCATACCCTAGAGTACCTCCTGACCCGGCAGCGATGGTTGATATAGAAGTTCCGTTCCAGCCGCAATTTAGTATAGTACAATCTTCTATAGTGACTTTTGTTGTTTTATTTGTATGGATAGCATACTCGCCTGCGTTCATTAGTGTTAAGTTCTTGAACTTTAGGCTCTTGGTGTTATCTGCTCCTTGGAAATAAAATAAACTTCCGTTTGCAGAGTCGTAGGCCGCGTACTTAACAATAGCACCATCTGCTCCATAAAAGTTCAAGCTATGTGGTATGTTAAAAGCAGCATCGCTAGATAAAGGAGCTTCAATAGTCCCTTCGATGAGAATAGAATCACCTTCGTTACTAGCAGCAATGGCTGTAGTTAGGTTATTGTATGGGTGGATAGCTGTTCCTGTTCTAATAGTCCCAGAGTAACTACCGTCTACATAATGATCATAGAAGTCTAGTGCGGAGGCTTCTAACTGAGTTACAGTTGCAAATGCACTTTTTATTTGACCCCAAGTGTCTGCTCCTTCGTCATACTTTATAATGTCGTTTACTTCGTAAAGTACTGATTCAATAGTTCCTTCTACTTCAATGTAAAACCAATCTCCGTTTACATAAGTTCCTGCAGGTATTACCCCGGAGGACGCATCGTAAGTTCCTTTATATCCTACATTAATATCCTCAGGGGCAGCTACATTTCCGTTTACTGTAATGTAGTCTGCTACTTCTTGAGCACTATTAAAAGTATTCCCATCTTTATCTAAAAATTCAGTGTACTCTATATTGAAGAACTCGTACTCTTTAACTCCTGTTTCAGCGGTTCTAATATCATTTATAATATTAACTCTTGTGTTATCTGAGCTATCCACTTCTCCCGAGAGGCATGCATTAAAATGAACAGGGTTTGAAGAGCCTCTAAAGGTTATACAGTTTCCAGCTTCGTTTCTTACTATTTTTATAGACATTTTTTGTTACCTTTGTATTGAAGCCAGAAGAGTGAGAGGTTGAATTTGAATTGCATTATCACAGCGAATCGCAGGTAGGGCGATTGCGTTAACATCTTCGTCAGATGCGAAGTAGGCCGTCATTACAGGTCTGTTAAGAAATGTTTTACCTACTGATCCGGTTCCGTAAAATACAGAAGGACCTGCTAATGCGAAGCTAAATGTAGGGGTGTCATTATTATCTCTAGTTACCCAAATTAAAGCCACTTCTAAATTTGTGTTTGCTATTTGAGGAACTGCATTAAAATCAAATCGACACTCAAGCTTGTCGCCTACTCTACATGTTGAGAAATCTAAAGACCCATTAGCTCCTAAATAAGGAGAACCATTTCCTAGTACTCCATTTGCGAGTAGGTCGGTTGTATTGAAGTCGAAAAGCCTATCAACCCCGAAAGGAAGTTGAGTACCTCCGAATAGGCCTTTAGTAGCATCGTACCCGGGCAGAGATGCTGTGTCGGGTGTTGCCCAATAGATGTTATCGTTAGCTGCTTGTTGTGTGGTGTCTAAGCCGAATGTCATCCATCTATTGTTTGTTGCGTCATCTGAGGTATAATTGCGATTGCTTCCTAAATCAGATGAGCCTGCTGTGCCTGTAGTCCTATCTGTGAAACCTCCAGTAAACTCCAACCCAGAGTCTGTTAAATTTTTTAGACTTGAGGGTCTAGAGTTAAATCTTATATACGTCATGCTTATATGCCTTAATATTATTATGTTTAGGATTTATGAGTAGTTCAATATTATTTAGTATATAGTATAACTAATTGGTCTCCGGCGGATGTTGTAAAAGATAAAGGAGATAAAATAGTCCCTCCGTTGGCATTATATCCAGCTGTCTCATCTTGTAGTAAAGCTGTTGTACCTGTTTGTGTAGTTATTGTAGGGGTTACACCTGGGTTTCCTGAAGTAACTACTACATATGAAAGTGTTTTAGTATCTGCAGGTGTTGTGAAAGACCCAGCACCTGTTAGAAGCTCTCTGTAGGCTTGAACAGTAGATCCTGATGTACCGGCTGAGCTATGGCAGCTGCATATTAGGGACTCAATATCTGCTTCTGTGAAGCTGGAAGCATAAGACACTAATGCTCCCCCTGTTGGTGATTGGATATTAAAATTACCAGCTGAGTCGATGGGCCTAACAGTAGCTCCTTCTAGGTTAATAGCTACTATGTTTCCATGACTATCTGATAGCTGCAAAAGACATGGGCAGTCTGTTGGTACTATAGAATATTGTTTGCATCTTGACATTAGATTATTCCTTGGTTGTAGATGGGTTTGTTTGAGTTAAACATAGTTACAAAAAGTCCGCACACCTAATTTAATAGGTGAGCGGTATTTCGACAACTAATCTAAATTAGTTACGCAAGAGGATCGTGGGTGATAGCGCATCCATCTGCAGGCGATGGGTTGCAACCAACGTAAGGATCTGCAGTGTTGCAAAGATCTACGTTCTTAACAAGAACAACAGCATCAGGATCAGCAATCAAGAAGTCTTGCTTGAAGAATCCAACTGTCAAGTAACGATCACAAGTGAAATCGTACTCAGTCTTGAAGTTAAGCTTGCGCTGAACCATGTGAACCAAGTTACTAAGAGGAGTAAACAACATGTGTGTTACTTCTTCGCCACCGTAGTTTAGGTGCTCAGGCCATTGAGCAACTTCGTAAACTTCATTGCCCCAGATTCGTCCGCCGTTGCCGGTAGCGATAGCTTGATCACCAGCAGCTGTCAAACGACCGCCTTGGCTTTCTGTCCACCAATCGTTAAGACCAGGACCGCCGATGAAACGGTAGTCTGCACGGTTACGACGGTAGCGTGGTGGAAGTGCCTTGCGAGCGGCCATCATAAGAGCCGAGCTAGGACCTTTACCAGCAGCGTCGATGATCTGAGCAGCAGGTGTTTCATTACCAGCAATCTTCAACCAACCATCGTTAACACCTAGAAGGTTGTTACCGTTTGAGTAGTCATCGCCAGTTGGGATGTCTTCATCACCAAGGATAGCAGCATATTCCATGCTGTTTGCCCATGATGTCATAAGCATTTCCATTGCAATGTCTTTGATCTTAGGACCAAACTTGTTGCAATCGATCATGTCTTGATCGTAGCTGTGCGCTACAACGTACTTGACCATGTCGTAAGGAAGAACATCATGACTGATGTTAAACTTAGGAAGACAAGACTTAGCAGAAGCTCCGATAGCAGGAACATCGCAAGAATCAAAACGTGGAATCTCACCTTTACACTCTGCACGAGTGATGGTGGTTACATCGTTAAGAAGAGTCGAAAGATTCGTAAGCTTCATGATGAAGTCTTGTGTGAAACGATCGGCTTCTAGGTTAGGGTTGTTAAGTAGAGAAAGATCTACGTCAGTCCCGCAAGACTTAGAGACCATTTCTTTCATGTAGCGTTTTAGTGTATCGTCCATTGTTAGATACCTTTCATAATTGTATTTGCGAAGAAATCAACACAAGTAAGTTCGTTGTTTTCTACAGATTTTGTTGATGTAATAGTCTCTTCTCTTGTGGTTTGAGGAGGAACAGCATTTTCAAAAGCTTCGATCTTGTTTAGAGATTTCTGCAAAGCTGCTTTCTCTTCTTCCGATTTGTTATGTTGTGCTTCCAAAGTAGATACCTTGTTCTCAAACTCGCTTGTCAATTTGGCTACTGCTTTTGCGATAGCTTCTTGTAGTTGCTCATTTGCTTCTACAGCAACAACCTCTTCGACTGGTGCTTCTTCAGCAACAACCTCTTCGACTGGTGCTTCTTCAGCAACAACCTCTTCGACTGGTGCTTCTTCAGCAACAACCTCTTCAGCAACAACCTCTTCGACAGGTACTTCTTCAGCAACTGCTTCTTCGACTGGTGCTTCTTCGACTGGTGCTTCTTCTGCAACAACTTCTTCAGCTGTGGCTTCTTCGATTACTTGCTCTAAAACTGTTTCTTCTTCGATTACTTCTTCAGCATCTTTTTCAGAAACAACTTCTTCTACAATATCTGAGCCTGCTGCTTCAAGACCATCTACCTTAGCAGATAAAGCTTGAATTGCGTTAAGAACATCTTCCATACCGAAAGCAGTCTCCTCAAGAACCGACTCATTAAGAGTTTCCTCAGCAACTACTTCCTCAGCAACAATCTCTTCAACAACAGCTTCTTCGGCTGGTGCTTCTAGGACTGCTGTTTCTGATTTAATAGAAACTTCAGATTCTTCTGTTTTGGCGAGTTCGATAAAATGAAACTCTACAGGAAGATCTCCAATTGTGGTTGATTTTTGAAGAGAAACAACAGCATCAGGAAGTCTAGACTTTAACGTCTCGATATCGACCAAGTAAAACTTTTCAGTTTCTACTTTGGTATTTGATTCTTCTTGCATATTATTCTCCATTAATTTGTTAGTGGTATCCGCACCTGACGTCAGTGTGGACTGCTCATATTCTTCATCTTTTAAAGGCTCTAGATATAAAAGCATACCACCTAATTCAAGGCATGTACTTTTGCTCTTAACCTCTACCAAGTTCATGTTATCTAATGAAAAATAATAATTATTATCATCGGATGTAATGTCAGATGCGTGCGTGTAACTCTTGGTAAATTTTACTACATTGTTTAGTTCATGTTGTTCTCTATCAAAACCCATTCCTAGTACTTTGAATGTATCTAGACTTGCTTCCATTTTTACTGTGGGATGATCTTCATCTACAACCATAAATGTAGCATCAGGGTTGGCTGGAGTATTTACTAAACTTATTTCTATCAGGTCTATTTCAGTTAGTTCTCTTATTTTATTTTCCCTCTCAACGGGTCTGGATAATCCAGTCCATGAGAAAGCTCCTAGTGAACCTTCGTTTACCTGTTTAATTACTTCTGGGTGCGTTACTTCTGCAACTACGTGAATCCCTTTATCGCCTACTAAGAGGTTAGGGCTTTTTCTTTTAGGCCACATTATCTTTATTTCAGAATCTAGAAGACTTCTTAAAACCCACTCATCTTTGTTCTCTGGGTTTTCGCTGTCAATGATAACAGGTACTAATTTAGTAACGTGGCCTGCTGAGTATTTATTTCCTTGACTGTCTTTTATGAATTGATGATTTCTTAAAAGTGTTCTTGTATTCTCAAAAGTGGTAAGCTTAAAACTCATAGGGTCTACAAAATCTCGTTCTCTATCTAAGATATCAGTAGTAAATAGACCTCTTACTATTACTTTCTCATCTGAGCTAAGTCTTATATCTTCTACAAAGGGCGAAGATAATGCTTGAAGTAGTTTAATTGACATTGTTATTTCCTATTATTTTTAGCTTTTGAGATTTCTGATCTTAATTGTGTAATACCGCGGTATCCTGGTGTTATCCTTTTTCTATAAGAATACTTTCCGTTCTTATTTAGAACTAATACAACCCAATCTGGTATCCCACTAACAGGTTTCTCTCCGATATTTTGATACTCTTTG